CGTAAGGTAGCAAAAGATAAAATAGATAAGATATTAAAAGAAGAAGGTAACAGACAACAAGGGCAGATACCTAAAAAGACAGCTAAGAAAGAAGGTCGTTTTTCTCAAGGCAAAAAAACCATCAAGACACCCTTTGGTAACTTGGTTGTTGACTCTACCGATGAGGGTATGAGTAAATTTAGTGGTTTTGATAATCAAAAGGAACTAGAAGCTGAAGAAGAAATGAATTTTCAAAAGGGTGGTATGCCTAAGCGTAAAGCATTTGGTAAAGGTGGTATGTATAAAACTCCTAAAAAAACCTACGGTATGAGGTACGGTGGAGTAACTAGAAAATTAAAGGGAAAATAGCATGGCAGTTACAGATATAAAAGACGGTGATACTGAGGCTCAAAAAAAAGCTAAAAGAACATTAAATCTTAGTAAAGCTAAAAAGAATAAAAAAGATGTTCGTGCTGGTGTACAAACAGAAACTCAAAAAAAGATAGTAAGCGTAGGTAAGGAAGTATTACCTTTTTTAGTACCTATAGGATTATTAGCAGGAGCAGCGGTAAAACTAGGTCGCGTTGCTTTTCAATCTAAGTATGGTAAAAAAGCATGGAATGCTGTTACTAAAGGTGTTAAAAACTTTGATAAAAAAATGAGGGAACCTGAGTTTCGTAGAGATGTTATGAAGCGAGACAGATGGATGGACCCTGCTAGTGGACGAATATTATCAAATAAAGAAGGTTTAAAAAGAATATCTGATAATAGGGCAGTTAAAGGAACATTAAAAACTGTACAACAAGTAGCCGGTGGAGTAGCCATTGATGAAAGTATTAGCAAAGCAGATTCCTTACTCTCTAACAATAAGCCTACTCAGTCTAGAGATATAGGAGATGGATCTCGTACTAAGGTAAGTAAAGCCAAAGATAAAGTTATAGATAAATCTGCTGCTACTAAACCTATGGAGAAAGTTATAGATAAATCTGCTGCTACTAAACCTATGGAGAAACCTACCCAGAGTAAAGATATGAGTGAAGGATATAGTAAGAAAAAAGATAAGCCTAAAAAAGTTTTAGATAAAGAGGCTATGAGTGCTACAACTAAAGACGGTCCTTCTTCATCTAAATCTAGGTCAGGAGAACCCGTACCTAAAAGAAATGCTAAACCTTCAGATATAGACAAAAGTGCTGGAAAATCTAAAAAAGTTATATCTAAGAAAGCAAAGAATAGAGAGGATGATTTTAGCCAAGGTGTGCGTCAATCAACAAAAGATAGTCTTATTTTTGATACCACGGACGAAGCATTTCAATCCGAGGCAGATGACCTAAATTTGCGCAAGGGTGGTATGCCTAAGCGTAAAGCATTCGGTAAGGGTGGTATGTATAAACCATCAAAGAAAACTTATGGAATGAAAAAAGGTGGTTTTACTAGTAGGGGAGCATCCTATTGAAGACCACTTTAACAGAAAAGGAAAGTCTATTCCTTGACGCATTATTTAATGATGCCGGGGGTAACTTTCGAGCCGCTATGGATAGTGCGGGATATTCTAAAGCTGAGTATCCTGCTCGATTAATTAAGCGGCTTAAGGATGAAATAATAGAAAGGGCAGAGTATGTATTGGCGGCGAATGCTCCCAAAGCGGTGTTATCTATGGTTAATATTATTGATGATCCTAGTGCTTTAGGAAATAGAGAAAGACTAGCAGCGTCTAAAGAAGTTTTAGATAGAGTAGGGCTAGTTCGTACAGAGAAAATAGAACATAAAGGCACACCATCTGCCGTAGTTGTATTACCTCCTTTAAATAAAGATGAAGATGAAGAAGAGGAGTAAGACTAAACCTATACCTGCTGTAGGTATAACGCCTTATGGGTATGATGCTGCTAAGAAAGGTCAAGATAGATCTTTTTATTACCCTGTTGCATCTGTGCTAACTAAATTAGACGAGGCTATAGTAAAGATTAGAGAAGATCAACAACCCGTAAGAAAAGTTGCAGGATGGCTAGAAAATGAAACCAATAGGAAATTATCTGCTACCAGATTACACAAACTTGCTTGGACGAAAGAAGAACTTGATGCTCGTAGAGAGACAAGAGAAGCCAATCTTAATAAAGAACAGAAGAAAGTCAAGCGACTCAAGAATACAGTTAAACAGACTAGCATTAAAGCAGAACAGGCAAAACGAAGACTCAAAAAAGCCGTTGCTAAACCTACTGGTGTAGACCAAGAAACATTTGAATTTCCTAATGATGTTGTTGAACCTAAACAAGAAGTAGCGTTTGAAGCTAACAAAGGTCCACAGACGGAATTTTTAGCAGCAGGAGAACGAGAAGTATTTTATGGAGGTGCTAGAGGAGGAGGAAAGACATATAGCCTCTTAATAGCACCGTTAAGATTCGCGCATAAGTCTGCTCATAGAGCGTTATTACTACGTAGGTCTATGCCAGAGCTAAGGGATGTAATATTTCAAACACAACAGTTATATCCTAAGGCATTTAAAGGTGCTAAATTTAAAGCACAAGAGAACACTTGGCACTTTCCAAGTGGAGCAAGAATAGAGTTTGGATACTGTGAAAACTTACAAGATGCTTTACGATATCAAGGTCAATCCTATACGTGGATCGGTGTGGACGAGCTTCCGCAATATTCTACACCGGATATTTGGCACTTCTTGAGATCGTCATTAAGATCTGTAGATATAAGCATACCTTTGCAAATGAGAGCAACAGGTAATCCGGGAAATGTCGGCTCCGGTTGGGTAAAGAAGATGTTTATAGACCCTGCACCACATGGTAAAAGGTTTGTAGAAGAAGTTAAGTTTAACGCTAATGGACAGGAGATAATATCAGGAATAAGTCGTAAATTTATAGCAGCGTCGGTATGGGATAATCCGTATCTAACGCAAGACCATAGTTATGTATCAATGTTGGGTTCGTTGCCTGAAGCAAAACGCCAACAATTTTTATATGGGAATTGGGATGTTGTTGAAGATGGTGCGTTTCCTGAGTTTGATAAAGATATCCACACTGTTGAATCTTTTAAGGTTCCAAATGGATGGACTAAAGTGCGGTCCTGCGATTTTGGCTATTCTTCTCATTCTGGTGTGCTTTGGGGAGCTATTGATTATGACGATGTTTTATGGATTTATCGTGAACTCTACGTAAGTAAATTAACAGCAGATAAACTTGGTATAGCTATAATGGAAGCAGAAGAAGCAGATGGAAAGATCTATGACGCTGTTTTAGATAGTTCTTGCTGGGCTAAAAGAGGTGATATAGGCCCTTCAATAGCTGAAACTATAAATAGAGAGGGATGTAGATTTAGACCCTCAGATAGATCACCCGGATCTAGGGTAGCTGGAAAAATTGAATTACATAAACGGTTACAATTAGACGATGAAACAGAAGAACCTAAAATGATTATAATGGATAACTGTCGTAATTTAATAAGTCAGTTACCCGCATTACCGTTAGATAAGCGTAATCCCGAAGATGTAGATACAAGATCTGAGGATCATTTGTACGATGCGTTACGTTACATGGTAATGTCAAGACCTATGAATAAGACTACAGCGTGGGAAAATACCCCTAAGCAACGCTGGAAGCCTTCAGATAATATGTTTGGATACTAGATGGCTGATGATTTTTTAGATACTGATGAGAATACTGCACTAGCTGACTCTGGGCAGTCTACTGAATATGACGATCTTATAAGTTATATTGAGAAGAAGTTTACTGGAGCTAAGTCTGCAAGGTATACAGATGAGTCTAGATGGCTACAATCTTATCGAAATTATAGAGGTATCTATGGTCCTGATGTTAAGTTTAGTGATGCAGAGAAATCTCGCGTCTTTATTAAAGTAACTAAAACAAAAGTACTAGCAGCATTTGGTCAACTTTGTGACGTACTGTTTAGTCAAAATAGATTTCCTATAGGCGTAGATCCTACTACATTACCGGAAGGTGTAGTTGATGCTGCTCATATAGACCCTAAAGAACCTGATAATATAGATGAAGAACCTGAAATGCCTGACTTACCCCTTGTGTATGGTTTCAATGGGGATGGTAAGAACTTAAACGCTGGGGATACTTCTGATTCTTTATTAGCTAAATTAGGACCACTAGAAAATAAATTAAAAGGTATAGATAACTTACAAGAAGGTGTAGGCCAAACTCAATCATCTGTTACATTTGAACCTGCTATGATTGCAGCTAAGAAAATGGAAAAAAAGATTAGAGATCAACTAGAAGAGTCTGCTGCTACTAAACATCTTAGGTTTTCTGCATTTGAATGTGTCTTATTTGGTACAGGTATCATGAAGGGTCCATTTGCACTTAATAAAGAGTATCCTAATTGGAATGATGAGGGAGATTACGAGCCTCTAGTTAAGACAATACCTAAAGTAGAGTATACTTCTATATGGAATTTTTATCCTGATCCAGATGCTATTAATATGGAAGATGCAATGTATGTTATTGAACGTCATCGCATGACTAGACCCCAAGTAAGAGCATTAAAGAAACGACCATTTTTTCGTACTAAGGCTATAGAACGAGCAGTAGAATTTGGTGAAAGTTATACTCGGGAGTGGTGGGAAGATGACATTGAATCCGATAGCTACGGCATAGATTCTGATGGAGGAGACTCTCATGGAGGCGTTGAGAGATTTGAGGTAGTAGAATTTTGGGGTACAGTAGATACCGACATAGCTAAAGAAGCAGGTATCAAATTACCTAAAGAGTTACGGAAAAAAGAAGAAGTACAAATAAACTGTTGGATATGTAATAATGAAATATTAAGATTAGTAATTAATCCTTTTACTCCTAAGCGTATTCCGTACTGTTCTGCACCTTACGAGATTAATCCTTATAGTTTCTTTGGTATAGGTTTAGCTGAGAACATGGATGATACACAGACCTTAATGAATGGTTTCATGCGAATGGCGGTAGATAACGCAGTGTTGTCAGGTAACTTACTTATAGAAGTAGATGAATCTAACTTAGTTCCGGGACAAGACCTAACAGTATATCCGGGAAAAATCTTTAGAAGGCAAGGTGGTGCGCCCGGACAAGCTATATTTGGTACTAAGTTTCCTAACGTAAGTAACGAGAATATGCAGTTATTTGATAAAGCTAGAGTACTAGCTGATGAGTCTACTGGATTACCTTCTTACTCGTATGGTCAAACTGGAGTACAAGGCACAGGTAGAACTGCCTCAGGCATATCAATGTTAATGGGTGCAGCTAGTAGTTCTATTCGTACAGTTATTAAGAATATTGATGATTATATGTTACGTCCTATGGGTGAAGCATTATTTGCATTTAATATGCAGTTTGATTTTGATCCTTCTATAAAAGGTGATCTAGAAGTTAGAGCTAGAGGCACAGAGAGCTTTATGAAAAATGAAGTTAGATCACAGCGTCTAATAACCTTCTTACAAATAGCAAGTAATCCAGTACTCGCTCCATATGCTAAGTTTCCTTACATAATGAGAGAGATTGGCAGAACTATGGATTTAGACGTAGATAAGATTACAAATAATCCAGAAGAAGCAATGCGTCAAGCAATATTATTGCAACAGTTGCAACAACAAGATCCACAACAAGAGGGACCACCTCCGGGAGCTAATCCTAATGATCCTACAGGTGCAGGAGGAGGTAATATAGGTGTTGGTACTGCTCCGGGACCGCAAGAAAAAGGTTTCCCTACTGGAGGGGGAGCTAACGGTGGACAACAGCAACAACAACGTAGACCTGCACCACAACAAGGAGCCGCTAATGCACCCCAGTCTAGCCAAAACCCTGCTGCCTCTGGTCAACCAACCAGACTTCAATGATCTATTTCAGAATTATATAGATAGTAAAATTAGTGACGTAATTAGAGAGTTTGAGCAGGGAGAAAATGAGATGCAAATGTGGAAAGCTCAAGGTAAATTACAAGTATTAAGAAAAATTAAAGATATAAAAGTAGAAGTTAAGACATCAGCAGACAGGAAGTACCCATGAAAAACGATCCACCAGTAGGTTCAACACCATCAGAAGTAGCAGATGATATACCTGCAATGATCTCCGAAGGAGAATTTGTAATACCTGCTAATGTAGTTCGCTACATAGGTTTAGATAAAATACGAGATATGATGCATCAGGCTAAACATGGGTTAGCTTGTATGGAAGATGAAGGACTAATAGTTGACGTAGACGAGGAAGGTAAACCTCAATCAGATCAGAAAGAAAAGACTGACCCTGATGTAGCTATAATAGAAACTATACAAATAGAAAAGGTAGATCCAATGATGACTCAAATGGCTGGAGGAGGTATGACCGATAAAGATGGTCCTATAGTCTCTCCTATATTAAATCCAGAAAATAAACCCCTCATGAATTTAGGAGGTATGGTTATAGGTCCAGATGGAGGTCTTAAAATACCTATGGCAGAAGGTGGTATGCCTGTAGAAATGTCTGTAGAAATGCCTACGGATATA